GCACCATCTGTTCTAGTAGCTTATGGCAAGGAGGCCAGTATGCGACTTACAAGATCTGCTATTAAGGGAAAACATATTCTACTTTAATAATGAGACTCCCTGCAACAGAAACTGAATATCGGAATGCTTTGATAGATGCTGCTGACGTGGCTATAAAGAGGTACAGGGCAGAGAGAGGCGAAGAAGATAGATTCATCAGCCAGAGGAGAGCAGAGAGGGCTTACGGGCAGAGACAGGTTAGGGAATGGATCAAAAGAGGACTGGTGAAGAGAACCAAACATGGAGCCAATAATTCAAAGGTGACACTTGACAGGATAGAACTGGAAGCAACTAAAAAAGCAAGCAGATGAAACTGCCGACCTGGATTAAAAGATTGTTTCGCAAGAGACTTAAAGTGATGACATACATCGACATATCTAAGCCGAAAATTAAAAGATAAAATATTTCATAAAACACTTGCATATATCAGAGTGATATAGTAAATTTGATACTGAAAAGCGTGACATATGAATAAAGTTTTAAACATAGCATTAAAATACTGCCTCCGGGCGGGAGATAGCACAAATGGTCGGTCACGCTTCCTGATGTGCTTTTTCTTTTGTCCCGGAGGTATAATTTAAACCAGATGAGCAAAAGAACTATATGGGATAACAACCCGGAGACAGAACCTCTTTACACCGAGGAAGAGGAAGAGGAAATGGAATCGAAAGAAGATGAACTACGACTAGAAGAAAAATTTAATAATAATTAAAACCCTTAAAAATGGAAACTACATTAGTTAAAATTAACGCATCCGACTATGGTCTTGAAGAAAGCAAGGCTAAAGAGATAGAGGAGATATTTACTCCGATGCTGGCGAAGATGGTTGAACTCGAAAAAGAGTACAACGAGATCCTGAAACTTGAACTGAATGATGATACTTGCAAGATGGCAAAACAACTCCGTTTGCAGTACGTGAAAATCAGAACCGGGACGGCAGAGATCCATAAGAAAGCAAAGTTATTCTATTTGAATGGAGGTCGCTTTGTCGATGGATGGAAAAATGCCCAGCTTTTTGCATCCCAGGAGAAAGAAGAAACCCTGTCAAAGATTGAGAATCATTTTGAGAATCTTGAACGTGAAAGAGTTGAAAAACTTCGTATGGAGAGGCTTGAAAAACTTAGCCCCTATACTGACATCGAGCCTCTGGCATTGGGCCACATGGAACAAACCGTATTTGATAATCTTCTCTCCGGGTTCCGGGTAGCACGCGAGGCAAGAATTGCAGCCGAGAAAAAGGCAGAAGAAGATCGCATTGCCAGGGAAAAGGCAGATGCCGAGGCCCGTGAAGCACAGAGACTTGAAAATATCCGCTTGCAGAAAGAGGCCGAAGAAAGAGAAAAGGAGATGGCTGCAGAACGCAAAAAAGCAGAGGCAGAGAAAAACAAACTCCTGAAAGCACAGGAAGCAGAAAGAGAAAAGGCACGCAAGGAACAGGAGAAAAGAGATGCCGAACTTGCAAAAGCAAGAGCCGAGGCAGAGGCAGAGAAAAAAGCTAAAGAGAAAGCCGAAGCAGAAATCAGGGCAAGGGAAGAGGCTGATAAAAGAGAAAAAGCCGATGCAGAACGCAAGGCAAAGGAAGCCGAGAAAAAGGCTGCCCGTGCGCCCGATAAAACAAAACTGTTAAACTTCATGCAGGTAATAAATGACCTACCCAGGCCGGAGGTTAAAAGTATAGAGGCTGCCGGGATTATTGCAGATGCTAATTCTCTGTTAATAAAGGTTGCAAACTTCATCAAGGATAAAGCCAACGAGTTATGAAAGAATTAATCAAAGAGGTTATTTTTCACAAAGAGAAAGAGACCCAGTTTGGCAAGATGTATTCCTTTAAAGTCAAATATGACAACAAGATTGCTTTTTATAATTCCAAATTTAAGGATCAGAATAAATTCAAAGCCGGAGAAGAGGCAGAGTTTACCGAAGAAGAAAAAACCTACCAAGACAAGAACGGCAATCCTCAGACATTTCTTGTAATTAAGCCGGTACAGAAAGGAAAATATTCCTCTTATGGCAAAGAATTAAAGAGGGAGCAATCAAAGTATTCCGGTTTTGCTGTTTCATACAGCAAGGATCTTGTAATTGCCGGGAAAGTTCCTTTTGAGGATTTATCCGCATATGCTACTGTTCTCTTTGATCTTATGGTATCACTTGACAAGTCAATAGAATGATACTCTATAATATAGATCAAAATAGTGAAGCCTGGTTTGAGGCTCGTTGTGGTCGTGTTACAGGAACCCGTTTTAAATCCCTTGTGGCAGGAGAAAGCACGGCGACACATAAAGACCTGGTCACAAACATTGCCTGTGAAATAATCACGCATAAGGCAGAAGAAGAAAAGTATTCTAATGCTAATATGGAACATGGCAAAGAAACAGAACCTATTGCCCGAACTGAATATGAAAGTCTTTTTGATGTCGAGGTTAAACAGGTCGGTTTTATTATTCCCGACGAAGACCATAAATATCACGACTGGATTGGTATATCACCGGACGGAATGACGGACGGGTTAATTGAAATTAAATGCCCCCTGGCACGAACACACTTTGAATATATTGAGGGAGGTAAATTGCCTTCAGAATACCGATACCAAGTACAGGGTCAGTTGTTTGTTACCGGACTTCCTTATTGTGACTTTGTCAGTTATGTCGAAGGAATGAAGTTGTTTATGGTTCGGGTTTATCCCGATGCCAAACTATTCAAAGAGTTCGAGAGAAGATTAGATATTCTGATCGAACAAGTAAAAACAAAACTTGAAAATTATAATAAATACGAAACATTATGAATAAAGTAATTCTATATGGGAACATCGGTAACGACCCCGAGGTTAAGCATCTCGAATCTGGTAAAATTGTTTCAAAGTTCTCTTTAGCGACAAGCAAAAGATATACAAAGGACGGAGAAACGATAACCGAAACTCAATGGCACAATATTGTCGCATGGGGGAAAACAGCCGAAACAATCGAGAAGTTTGTCAAAAAAGGATCTTCGATTATTGTCGAGGGTGAGATCCAATACAGACAATATGAAACCAAAGACGGAGTAACTAAATACATCACTGAAATATTGTGTGATCGCTTTCATTTTGCCGGAGGAAAGAGAGAGGAAAAAACAGAAATCAAGCAGAAAACAGGAGATGTTGAAAGTGATATAAGAAATGGTTTTTATGGCGGTAATGCTGAAGATGATCCTTCTTTTGATCCCTTGGCATAATGGAAATTTATTGCCGAAATACTATTTCCGGACTTGTCCCTCTTTATCCTTCCGATCAGGATGAAAAAAGAAAATTAAAACTAGGGCAAGACTATAAGGTTGAGATAACAAATCCCCGGAACCTGGGGTTCCATAAGAAATTTATGGCACTCATAAATGTAGGTTGTGAAAATTCTAAACTTGATATGCCTTTTGATACTTACCGAAGGTATATGACAATTAAAGCGGGTTATTTCAAAGCCTACCAGCTCGATCAGGGAATGTATTATGAAGCAATGAGTATATCATTTGCCTCAATGCAACAGGATGAATTTGAAGAGGTTTATTCAAGGGTCTTGGATAAAATCATAGAGGATATTGGGGTATCTAGTATAGAAATCGAAAAGCAACTTATAAACTTCATGTGATGCAACCCCATATAAAGACATACATGAGCCATTTTGACTATGCCACCCAGGAGGAAATAATGTGTGAGGCTTGTACTTCTCCGGCTGTTGACATTCATCATATTTATGGAAGGGGAGAAGGTCGGGAGGTGATAAGCAACTTAATGGCGCTCTGTCGAAAATGTCATGAAAAGGCTCATAATGGCAAGATTACAAAAAGCGAATTTCAACTTATTCATAATTGTTTTATGGCTGGTAAACGAATAATATTTTTAAGATGAAACTATTCAAATCACCAACAAGGAAACGGGCAGAATCCGAAAGGGCAGTCCTGGCAAGCGAACTTCTGAAGATACAGGAGGAGAAGGGCAAAATCAACCTGGTCTTACAGCCGAGAGAATATTTTAATCTGGTAGTTCGAGCCGGGGGCCTCGGTCATGATATTGATCTCCTCGACAAAATTTTGAATTATGAGTAATTTTTGTCTTAATATTATTTGGATATATCAGGGTGATATAGTAATTTAGCAGAAATAAACGCATCACATATGAGATCGGTTTTAAATATCACGTTAAAATATTGCCTCCGGGCAAAAAGGATTCAGGAAAGGTTCAGTGATGCGTACCTACCTGAATTTTCTTTTTGTTCCGGGGGCATCTTTTAAGGAGGATAATCAATGGCTGAAGATAAAAAATCAATTTTAGTTTATGCCGACTGGATTAACATCTTTGAGGAACTTGAAGATGTTGAAGCGGGAAAATTGATTAAACATTTCTTCCGGTATGTTAATGATAAAAATCCCGAAGCACCGGACAGGCTTACTAAATTATTATTCGCACCAATAAAGCAAACCCTTAAAAGAGACTTAGTTAAGTATGAAGAAAAGAGGGAAAAAAACAGACAGAGTGCTTTAATGCGATGGAATAAAATAAATGCGAACGCATCCGAAGGCATAAAAAGCGATGCAAATCATGCCGATAGTGTAAGTGATAGTGTAAGTGATAGTGATATAAATAATAAGAAGAAGGCAGATTTTGATTTTCATTTTATAGATGTAAAGTTTATTCCTGTTTTTATGGAATGGATGGATTACAAGAAGTCGAGAAATGAAAAATACAAAAACCAGAAATCAGTAGAGGCGTGTTATAGAAATCTACTAAGACTTTCTTCTGGTAATCCCGATACGGCAAGACAAATTATAGACCAAGCAACGGGTAATAATTGGGCTGGTTTATTCCCATTAAAAAGAGACAACACAACACAACAGGCAGTTAGTATACCAGAATTTAAATCAGGACCCGGCAGATGATAGACTTAGGTAAAATACCCCCTCAGATGATCGAAGCAGAGATAGCAGTACTTGGGACCTGTCTTTGTTATCCTGATGTTATTCACAGCATCCAGTTAAAGCCGGAAATGTTTTATAAAGAATCGCACCAGAAAATATTTACAGCTATTCTGGAGCTTTCAAAAACTTCATGTGATATTGTTAGCCTTACTGATTACCTCAGAAGAAACAACTTACTTGAATCGGTAGGAGGTCCGTTGTATATAACCAAACTAACAGAATCAGTTGTTTCCTCCGGCTACATTAACAATCATGTTTTGATAATCAAAGAGAAATATCTGTTAAGGGAATACATCAGGACCGGGTATGAAATAATTAACATGGCCTTTGAAGAGTCGCTGGAAGAGGTAATAGAGTTTACAGAATCACAAATACTCAATATTTCAAACTTCACTCAGAATAAAGATCCCAAAAAGATTGACAGGTGTATAGATGAATTACTGACTGAAGTTGAAAAGATATTCAAAAAAGAGAAGTCACTTGTCGGGGTTCCTTC